GGAAAATGATTTATTTCTCAGCGCTTTTTTTTGCACTTTTTTTGTAATGAATCTGGTACCAGTACATTGCCGTGGACCGCCAATTCCCCTTCGTTTTCGCAATTCAAAACGAAGGAGGACAAGCTATGGCAAAGCCATACCGTATACCGGATTTTAGAAAAATGTATCCGGAAGCCAGCGAGGAAGTCATCGCTGTGCTGAGAACCACAGAAAGAAAAATGCAGTATCAGGAATATGACCTAAAGTCAGAGCAGACGATTATCGATCAGGAAAATCAGACTGTGACCATTATCCCAAGCCGGGAGGATTCCTTCGAACGCTTGGTAGAGCAGTCAGTGCAGTTTCGTGAGGAAACTTTGAGCCTGGATGAGTGGATCATCCGGCGACTGGAAATTGAGCAGTTACATAAGGCGCTGAATGTTCTTTCTGATGATGAGCGCTATCTGATAATTCAGCTCTACTTTGAGGAACGGACAGAACGGGAAGTGGCAGAAGAACTGGGAGTTTACCACAATGCTGTTCATAAGCAGAAAATCAGGATTTTAGCGAAACTCAGAAAAATTTTAGAAAAGATTTGATTTCAGGGTGTGCAAAGTGTTTTTTCAACGTGGAAGTAATTGAGAGGACAAAAAATCCTCTCCTCTGTTCTTTGAAAAACACTGCCGGAAGGCTGTCATATCCAGAAGCGCAGATACGTTAGCTGTTCTGTCCGAAAGGAAAAAGCGGCATGGAGGATACGCCAGGACCACCTGCAAGTAGTCAGAGTACTTGTAAAAAGCGATAGCATCGAAGGTGATGAGCGAGAAATATTCGTCCGAAAGCGGCCTATGGTAAGCCGTCCCGCCAAGACCTGAACAGCAGATAATGATACTTCCGTCCAGTCACAGCCCCGAAAAATCGGGATCACGCAATGAGGGCGGCTCTGGGAGATCCCCGGAGGGGTGAGATACCCATGACGGTTCCTGACCAGAGCCGGTCTGTGTTTTCTGCCCATAGGACTGCCTGTATGGCAGTCCTGGTTCCGGGAAGTAGTGTCGAATAGGAACAAGAGAAAACGAAGAACAAGTTTTATAGTTTCATGTTAGAAACTACAGCGGCAGACATTGGGGAGTTATTCCGGTGGCTGCCGCTGTCCTTGTAGCATGAAAAAAAGGGAACAAAGGAGGAGCAGATAAGGATGAAACAGGAAGCATATGATATGGTGGAACGAATCATGGATACGGAGATGATGGGATATGCCTATTTGTATCCAAGGGGTGAGGAGATGCGGAAAGAGTATCTGATTTCTACCACGCCGGAGAATCTGGCAAATTTTATAGGAAGTCATTTTACAGATGCCGGGAAGATGGTGATAACGGACGTGATGGACCGTCTGATTGTGGATACCGTGGGAGGATTTCTGGATACCTGTCCGGACCAGAAGTTGTGCCGGGAGTTGATCGGGCGTCTGGCACCGATTCAGATGGGGGAGCAAGAACCGGGAGAAATCCTTGCTGTGGACAGGGAGATGTCAGAGGAATACTTTCGTGAAGAAGACCAGATGATTACCATGATGGAACTTTCTATGGGGTGAAGGAGGTGCGTTTCATGCAGATCAGGAAAGGTGATGTCTACTATGCGGATCTGACTCCGGTAGTTGGTTCGGAACAGGGGGGAGTGCGTCCGGTTCTGATTATTCAGAACAATATCGGCAACCGCCACAGCCCTACCGTTATTGTAGCAGCGATTACCAGAAGCCGCTCCAAACCCCACCTTCCAACCCATGTATCACTGTCTGCTGTTTGCGGACTTCGGCAGGATTCCATGGTGCTGTTGGAGCAGGTGCGGACCATAGACCGGTCCCGCTTGAGGGAGTACATAGGACGGCTGAACCCATCACAATTACAGTTTGTGAATCAGGCACTGGCGGTCAGCTTCGGCATGGAGCAGGAAGCATTTTCGCAGCAGATGTGTATCAGATTATGAGTCAGGAGGTCAGGAGATTGAAGCAGGAAAAAAGAGCATGGGTTTACTGCCGGATTGATGCGCCGGAGGATACTCACGGAGCGTTGAAAAACCAGAGGAAACTGCTGATGGATTATGCCGAACAGATGGGATTTGTTGTGGCCGGGTGTTCGGAGGATTTCGGTTCCGGGGCAGATTTTGAGCGTCCCGGATGGAAGCGGGCTGCAAAAGCAGTACAGGAAGGAAATATTGATGTATTGGTTGTCCAGAATATTTCCCGTATAGGCAGGGATACCTGCCGGATTATGGAGTATTTGGAGAAACTCCGTCAGAGTGGGATTGATGTATATTCTCCGATGGAGGGAAAGCTGAGTTTTTCTTTGCAGCGGTTTATTGGGATGTGCATGGGAGGTAAGGATCTCTCACCGTAATAACAGGAGGATGCGTATGGGGACAAAAAAGGAAACAAGGGAGATACAGTATAAACTGGCTGTGAAACTGCTTAATCTGATGCTGGAAAGCGGTTTTCTGCAGCCGGAGGAATATGAAAAAATTGATGCCTTAAACCGTGAAACTTTTTCCCCGGAACTTTCCAGAGTATATGTGTAAAAACACTGGATATGTTCCAAAAGGTGTGGTATTGTGTGGTGCTAACAGGAGAACCTGGTTCTCAGAAAGGAGAAGCCTATGGCAAAGAAAATTACAAAAATTGAGCCTGTCAGCCAGAAATACACACAAGAAACAGCACCGGTTCTGCGGGTGTGCGCTTACTGCCGTGTCAGCACAGGAACTGCAGAGCAGAAGGATTCCTTTGAAGCCCAGGTACAGTATTACAGCCGGATGATTCAGGATAAAGACGGCTGGGTATATGCGGGCATTTATGCAGATGAAGCCCGGAGCGGTACAAAACTGACCAGACGGGATGAATTCCACCGCATGCTACAGGATTGCAGGCTGGGGAAAATCGACCTGATTCTTACAAAGTCTGTAACCCGGTTTGCCAGAAACACCGTAGACAGCATCAGAGCTATCCGCCAGCTAAAAGAGCTTGGCATCGGCGTATATTTTGAAAAGGAACGGGTCAATACCCTGTCAGAAAAAAGCGAACAGCTTCTGACGATCTTAAGTTCCATTGCGCAGGGGGAATCGGAGAGTATTTCTACCAATAACAGATGGGCAATTGTCCGCCGCTTCCAGAATGGAACCTATACCATCAGTTCGCCGGCATATGGATATGTCAATGATGAGAATGGAGAGCTGGTAATAGAGCAGGAAGAAGCAGCGGTTGTTCGTAGGATTTTTGATAGCTACCTTGGAGGAAAGGGTTCCTATGCAATCGCCAGGGAACTTAGGCAGGAGGGACTGCCGACCATACGGTATTCAAAAGGCTGGCAGGACAGTGTAGTCAAGGGAATTTTGCAGAATCCCGTTTATGAGGGTGACCTGCTTCAGCAAAAGACCTATACAACCGAAGGGGTTCCATTTATAAAAGGGCGTAACTGTGGACAGCTGCCGCAGTATTTGATTAAGGATAATCATGAGGCAATCATCACCAGAGAAGAAGCAGAAGCGGTGCGGCAGCTTTATGAATACCGCAGGCAGAGACAGTGTGCTGAAGACCGGACCATTTATCAGAACCGGTATGTATTCAGCAGCCGGATTATCTGTGGAGAATGCGGTTCCACGTTCCGCAGGCAGAAGATTTATATCGGAAAGCCCTATGAAAAGATACGGTGGAGCTGTCATCAGCATATCGAAGATATCTCAAAGTGCAGACAGAAGGCTGTGCGGGAGGATGGAATCAAGCAGGCATTTGTCCAGCTGTGGAACCGGCTTGCCAGTAATTATGAAGCAATCCTGCTTCCCCTGCTGTCGGTATTAAAAGCAGTTCCGGGAGATCCGGCGCAGGAGAGGGAACTGGAAGATCTGGAAAAAAGAATACAGGAATTAAAAAAGCAGAGCCATATGTTGCGAAAAGTCCTTGCGGACGGCAATATCGGCTCTGCTGTTTTTATAGAGCAGCGGAACCAGATGGATATGGAACTGGAAAAAGCCTGCCACAGGCAGCAACTGCTCAAAGAACAGAAGGTATTTGAACAGGAGATTGCACAGACAGAATACCTGCTGACAGTCTTCCGGAACCGGCCTGTCATCATAGAGGAGTTTGATGAGGAACTGTTCCTGATAATCATCCAGCAGGTAACGGTCTATCCGGCACAGCGCCTTGGGTTCCGGTTGAAAAATGGACTGGAGCTGGAAGAAACCTGTGGAAAGGCAGTGGAGTAGAATGCAGAATCATACGCCAATGGGTTATCGGATTGTAAATGGGAAAGCAGAGATTATTCCGGAAGCCGCAGAGATTGTGAAAGGAATTTTTGAAGATTATCTGAATGGAACCGCTACATACCGGATTGCAAAAAAACTTACAGAACAGGGTGTTCTAAATACCAACCGCAGACCATCATGGAGCCATTGTTCCGTAGGGAAGATTCTGGAAAACCAGAGATACAAAGGAGATGATTTCTACCCTGCCCTGATGGATGCAGAGACTTTTGAACAGGTACAGGAGCGGCGCAGGGAACGGGCAGAGAGTCTGGGGCGGAGAGCGCAGCTCAACAGTTATGCAAACAAAAGTCTGTTTGGAGACCGGATTGTATGCGGAATCTGTGGGCAGCCTTACCGAAAGTATGTGGAGCACTGCAACCAGCCGGGAGAAACCATCCGATGGAAATGCAAACGCTATATCAAAGGGAACAGGGTGTACTGCCGGAACATTTTTTTGACGGAGGAACAGATAGAGGATGCCATCCTTGCGGCAGTCAATTATTTTATAGAAAATCCAGATTTGCTGGATCAGGGAGTAACTGTTCTGAAGACGGAACTGGAAAGCGCCCAAAGCCGGAAACTGACGGGGCAGATACAGGAATGTCTGGAGAACGGGCAGTATTCGGCAGATGCAATCAGACAGCTGGTGTTTGAACGGGCAAGGGCGCAGTATCAGGAAGCTGCCATTGATGACAGCGGTTTCCGGACAGAGAAGCTGAAAGCTGCGCTTACGGGCAGAGTGCCGCAGGTACAATTTGACCCGGAGCTTTTCCGGCAGACAATTCAAAAAATAATCGTAGGGAAAGACAACATCCTGCAGATTGAACTGCTGAATGGAGTAGCTGTCGAGGTTAAAATTGATTGATGGGAAGGAGGAACTACATACATGGCAACTGTGGTAAAGAAAAATATCTCCGTGATACCGGCAATGCCTGCCTATGACCGGACGGTACGCCCCCAGATGAAAGCCCTTCGGGTAGCGGCTTACTGTCGTGTCAGCACGCTAATGGAACAGCAGGAAAGCAGCTATGAAGCGCAGGTCGGCTATTATACGGAAAAAATCAAGAGCAATCCAAACTGGAAGCTGGCAGGTATCTATGCAGACGATGGAAAGAGTGCAACCTCCACCAGAAAACGTGCAGATTTTCAGGCGATGATAGATGACTGCATGGCAGGGAAAATTGACATAGTCATTACAAAGTCCATCAGCCGGTTTGCAAGAAATACGGTGGATTCTCTGACACATATCAGAAAGCTCAAGGAGAAGAACATTGCAGTCTATTTTGAAAAAGAGGGAATCAATACGCTGGAGGGAAGCGGCGAGCTGCTGATTACCATCCTGAGCAGCCAGGCGCAGGAAGAAAGCCGAAATATCAGCGAAAACTGCCGCTGGGGAATTGTCAGGAGGTTTGAGGACGGAAAGGTCATCGTCAACCACAGCAAATTCATGGGATACACAAAGGATAAGGATGGGAACCTGATTATTGTTCCGGAAGAGGCAGAGGTGGTGCGGCGGATTTTCCGGCTCTTCTTAGAAGGGAACAGCAGCTATCGGATTAAACAGATCCTGGAGGCGGATGGTATTCGTACTGCAACCGGGAATACCGTATGGCAGGCAACTGTGATAGACAAGATGCTGGTCAATGAAAAGTATATGGGAGATGCCCTGCTCCAGAAGACCTATACGGTGGATTTTCTTACAAAGAAGAAGGTTATGAATAAAGGAATTGTGCCGCAGTATTATGTGGAGGATGACCATGAGCCGATTATACCCAAAGAGCTGTTTCACCGGGTGCAGGAGGAAAAGGCGAGGAGAGCCAGTATTTACCGAGCGGATACCAAGAAAAAGAATATTGAAATAAAAGGAAAATACAGCTCAAAATATGTGCTGTCGGATATCATGGTCTGTGCAGAATGCGGACAGCCATACCGGAGGCAGGTATGGTCAAAATATGGAGCAAAGCGGGCTGTGTGGCGGTGTGACAACCGCTTGAAGCATGGCTCCAAGAGATGTAAGCATTCCCCTACATTAAAGGAAGAAATCCTGCATGAAGCGATTATGACAGCAGTTAACAGCGTAGTGGAAGATCAGGGCGAATTCGTGCAGGCATTCCGGGAGAACGTCATACGGATCATAGGGAGCTACTCTGCGGCTGCAGAACCCACGGAATACGACAGCCAGATAGAGGAGCTTCAGAAAAAGATGATGAAGCTCATCGAAGACAGTGCGAAAGCCGAGTCTGCGGATGAAGTGTTTGATAAGGAATATCGTATCATAGCAGATGAGATCAAAGAACTGAAGAAGAAAAAGACCAAGGTTGTCCGGGAGAGGCAGCTGGCGGAGTCCTATGACCAGAGAATGCAGGATATGGAAAGCTATATGAGAAAGACCAATTACCTGAAAAAAGAATTTGACGATGATCTGGTAAGACGTCTGCTGCGGGCAGTCAGGGTTATTAATGAAAGCAAGATAGAGATACAGTTTCAGTCCGGCATTGTGATGATACAACGGATAGATTTTGAAGATTAAGGAAGGAGGGAGCCAATCCGAAGGGAGCGCTCC